TCAAAAGCCTGACCCCACTCTCTTTGGAGTTCTGCTGCTGTAGCTTCAGCCTGTTGTTCTGCTTGCTGTTGTACAGCTTCTGCACTTTGTGCAACTGAACTTTTGTAATAATCCAATACACCTTGTGCTTGTTGTGGTGTAAGTCTTAGATTATGTGCAATATCTGCATATTGTTTAGCAATATCTTCAGTAATAACATTCCCATCAACAGGCAGTTCATAGCCTTCTGGTGTCTCTGGTCTGCCTAACCTACTGTAAATGTTATCTAAATCTTCGTCTGTTGGATTTTTAGGCAACGGAACTTTATCACTGCCTATTAACCTTTGTGCGTTAACATAACTTCTAGCCAAGTTACCAACATCTTTGATTGGTGATAAACTTGGATGCTCCCTTAATTCTTCTGGTATCATTTCCATGAAACTGTTACCAGACCCACCTTGTGCAACCTCGGCTGGTGTTTCCAGCGTTGTAGGCTGTACTGGTTCGGCTACCTGTTCAGCAACTTGTTCTGACATTTTTACTCCTCTTTCATCATGTTATATATGTGTAGTATGACTGCCCTCTTACCTTCTTCAAAGGCTGTAGCATTGGCATCTCCTGCTACATAACTTGAAGCACGCCAGTTACAACGCAACTCCAAATCCTCCAATACCTTTTTCCCTGCATTATCCTTAAATGTATCCTGATACATAAGCTTAAGCTGTGCTATCTGGTCATTCATTTGCACCCACCATTCTTACAGCCTGTGCAGCTTGACCAACAGTAGCAACATCTTCTTGCTCCATTTGCCTTTCCATCTGCTCCTGCTGCATCATTGCACGCTGTTCTCTTTCCTCATCAATAGATGATTGTGGTCTTAATACTTTCTTTGGAACACCTAATGCTTCTGTTAGATAATTAACCAATCCATCAGGATCTATATGGTCACCAACAGGTAATGATTGTGATAGTGGCATCAATATTTCTAATGCTCTCATCACACCATTAACAGAGCTAGACTTCTGTGCCCTTGCAAGTGGCGATACATATTCAATATCTATATCTCTTCCCTGTAATATCTCTGGTGGTATGGCAAGCATATCAGCACGCAACATCAAAGCAAACGCCCTATCTATCAAAGGTCTTAGCATCTCGTTCATTAACCTGCCAAGAACAGGACCTATAACTCTCATTCTTTCTTCTTGTCTTTGGATAACTTCAGTCGCTGTCATATTAGGTTGACTACCACTTAGCAACTGGTCAACAAAGAAAGCAGAACGAATAGCCATCCTTCTTTGCTCTTCCATGTTTAATCCAATAGGTATATTTGCACCAGTTTGTAATGGTGTAATGGTATCCCTAGAACCTGATCTGTAAAAGTTGAGACCCCCAGGCTGGGTTCGTATAGGGAGTAGGAACCCATCATCAGGCACTAGCAGTGGAGGATCTATCATTTTTTGTGCCGCTTGTATGATTGTTTTAGACATAAGATTTATCATCTTAACATCTGGCAACGCAACCATTGCTGGAGATCTCCCCATCACTTCTCCAGTTGCCTTCAAGAAGCGTGGTACAACGTAAGGCAGTTCCTGGAAACCACTCTCTGCCAATATCATCTTTGTCTCCATGCAAATATACAAGGAAGCATATGGCATATTCTTATTATCTTGTTTTGTCGGATCCCTATCTTTTCTTGGCATCACAACATGAAGTATCTCTACATTCTCATCTGGCTTCTTCTCAAATGTCCTTGCAATAAATGCACCAACATTATCAATACCAAATCTTTGTACAGCTTGCCTTGCAGGTATCTCATACTTTCTAAACACAGTATCAACAATACCATACTGATCTTCTGTTACATAAAACTCAGATATGTGCCTTGTGCTAAAACGTAATGTCTTATCATCCATCTCCACAAACATACAGCCTGTACCAAACACAACCAGGTCAACATACATCTCATGGACTTCTGTTTCAAAGTTCGACATGGTAAAGGCACGCATCATTCTTTGTGATGAATCTTCTAACCATCTCTGAACTTCTTCGTCTCTGCCTAGCTCTTCATCTTTCATAGTCAAATGAAACCAAGGTGTAGCACCTGATGTCAGCATCCCATGCAGACTAGATGATAGCAAATCAACTGACTGTAAAGCCGTGCCATCAAAGATAAGTTCCATTCTCTTTTCGCCACGACTTCTTTTTTTAACTATGTCTGCTTTTCTTGGCAGCATATAGTCAGCTAACTCCTGGTAATGGTTATTCCAGTTATCTCGCTGACCTTCAACGTGTTGAAATCTAGCAACTATATCTTTGACATTCATCATGGCTTTATCCTAATAAAGTTGGTGTACCACCTGTGCTGCTCATACTGGTAGATGTTTCGCCTAGCTGTCCAGCAACAATCGTACTGCCACGACCTCTACGCTTTCTTCTTTCTGTTGCTTCAGCTTCTCCAGCTAATGCAGCAGCTTTTTCAAAGTCTGCTTTAGAAGGTTCTTCTGGAACTGGTGGTGGTGGGGGAACTGATATCTTTGGTCTTAAGAATGACATTACAATCTCCTATGTTACTGCTCTCTTACTCTTTGGTCGTGTAACTACGCCATAGCCTTCCATAATTGTACCACCCTGCCCAGCACGTTTACCTCTAGTGGCATATCGTGTCATTATTGATGGTGCTTCATCCTCAACTATCTCAGGTGTGATTTCTGGGGTAACTTCTGGTTGTACTGGTGACCTGTAATCTTCTTTACTTGTACCAGTTATTGTCTCTTTTGTTTCTGATAAAACCTTTTTGCCTGGCTTCTCAACAACCTCTTCGTATATCTCTTTTATAGCTCCACCCATGTTAAATTCCTTTCCATGTATGCCATCCTAGTTTTTTAGTTTTTGGTCTAAACCAAAACGCTTTTGCGTAACCACTCCTTGCAAAAGCCTTCCTTAAAGCAAGGAATCCTATTCTTGTATAACCTTTTTTTGCAATAAAGTCTATAACCCAAACATCTTTGCCACCACCCTTGTATCCATCAACAGGGAAATATCTATCTTCAATATACGATTTCACTTGGTTTTTATTAGGAAATCCCCAAGTCGCAAACATAACTGGCTCGTGTAAATCGTTTCTCATAATCTTATACTGTCTAATCCCTAAAGGTTTTTCAATATATTTCTGTATTAGGTTATTATCCCACCAATTATGAAACTCACTTTGTTGCACCATTTCTAGTGCATCTTCATAGTCCTGCCCATACATCATAGCGTAAACGGATTGTACTCATTTACTGCCACCGATTGTGGTGGTTTCGTCATTACAGTACGATTTTCCAACCCAACAGCTAAATATCTAAAAGCATCAGCAGCGTGACTTGTAAAGTCATGTCTAGGCTGATCTCGGAATATCTTCTTCTTTTCATCCCATTCCTGCCTATACTGTCGCAACATTTCCAATCCCTCTGCACATTTGTCTCTATCAAAGTAGCATTTAGGTATCATCATTCTAGCAGCATTGATTCCATCAGCAATCTTCATTCTTGGTATCACCTTAAAGCGTATACCCAAGCTAAAAGCCGTCTCTAATCTCGATTTCCCACTACCCAGTTCTCGAACTTCAATATCATGTGGAGCAAGATGATCTCCCCAGTGATAATCTTTCTTTCGCAATACTTCAGCGTAATGGTCCAAGCCAACGCCACTATTCTCATAATAGTCAATAACATTAACAGCACCCCCTCTATAGACCTGTGCAAACCAAATAGCCGTTGAATCATTAATACCTAAATCCCAAGCCGTATGAACTGGCAATGCAGGATCGTATGGAACCCTGGTAATCTTGCCGTTATCATCAGCATCAGCCAATAACTTGCCATAATACGCACCAATAATAGCAGCCGTAAACGAACACTCATACTCTTGTTCATACTGCTCTGGTGTCATCTGCAACTGTGCAGCTTTTAGTTCCTCATCTTTTACAAGTTTCGTCTCACTAGCCTTGGCAATCTTCCAGTACCATTGGTCAGAACCTTCTTCTTCCTGCTCTTTAGCCGATTGTAGTATTTCAAAAAAATGATTATGCCCAGCAGGTGTTCCCAAAAAGATAGCACTACCCTCTCTGTCGGATAGTGCTGGTCTTACAACCTCCCCCCATACCCTAGGATTCTGCATCCCATACTCATCAAAGACACACAAATCCAAGTATATACCTCTCAAAGCATCTGGATTCTCACCTGATAACAACATAATCCTGCCATTGTTAGGAAAGTCTGCTCTTAGCTCAGTCTCATTAAATGTAACGCCTGGTATCACACCAGCGTAATACTTCACATAATCCCAGCTAATCCTCTTAGCTTGCGTAAATGTAGGAGCAACTAACGCAACTCTTGGTCTTGGTAATGGACAAGTAA